CCGTTCCTGTATCTTTAATATGTTGTAGTCCGGGAGGTCAGATTTGTAGATTTGGATAGTTGTGACCTCTTCGTTCTTGGTGATATGTGGCATTTTCTAGGGTTGATTTCTTAATGGTTTATAATATAGGTACAGCTATTTCATATTTTCCTCATTTCAGAGCAGACGATTTTACTCCTGCTCTTGGCTGTGTCCATTCTCCAGTTCTTCGATAGTGATTGTCATGGCTTCGGTATATCCGTAGCGGTCAATCATTGCGGAGCGGTGATTGGCAGAGAATAAATTATCTCTGAGTTGTTCTTTTATATTATCTATCGTTGGCTTTGTCATATTCTTCTAAGTTAGTTGATTCTTCTTCTGGCGGTTCCTCGTTGTTGTATTCCTTTGGCGGTTCGCCGTCGTCGTAACCAGGAATATAGTCCATATCATGGCCGAGGAGAGTTCCGAGAGCCTTCTGGCGCTCATTCTCGTTGCGTAAGTCTATTGTCATAAATTATTTGCTTTAAGGATTATGTGAACTATTAGGGTGAGCATACCTGTGGCGAATGCCCAGGCAAGCATCCCTTTTATATCGACCTTTTTATGATTTATTCGGCACACTAGAGCTGTGCCCTGCCGATAGTGGATGTGAGAGCCGTCCTCCTGGATAGCGTAGACAATTTTCATATCTTTCGTTTATTTATCTTGATTAGCTGATTCGTAATATCCTAAGGCTTCTAGCTCATCTTGGATATTAACTAGGGCAATAGTGCCGTTCTCTTTTGGACTATTCTTGATAGCCTCTAGGAGAGCTTGAACTTTATCGTTCATATATCCCTTTCTTTTAATTATTATTTAGAGCGTTGAGGAGAGAGATTTTCATTTCAATCTCTGCCTGATATTCCTCTTCATCTTGGTCCGGATTTACCTCGTGGGTATTTAGTACATACCTCAGGTACTCCTTCTGTTTCTTATTTAGTTTCATTTTGCCCCTTTCGTTTAGTTATCTTTACATCCTATATTATTACATAGAATTCATAGAAGGTCAAGATAAACTGTTGATAAATAAGGACTTATAGCGATATTCCGCATGAATAAGCCACAAAACTTTTTAGATTACGAGGCAGACCCAAAGCTAATCGCTAGACTACTCAATGACCAAAGAAGAGACCGCAAAACTAGCAGAGCTTTACAAGGAACTGAACTCAAGGCCGTACCGCATGGTCGGCGAGTTGGAGAAACTACTAAAGACAATAAACAAATATAACCAATGGAAGAAACCACCCAAATCGAAGACTTTGTTCTAGGAGCAGCTTGCAGCACAAAGGAAGAGGACTGTGAAGCATGCCAGTAATACTCTTTATCGGCGTAATAGTCTGTTACTTAACGCTCAGATTCATAACCCGATAAATCGTTTTAGATAAGAGAAAAAACAATAGTTACAACAAATGCCAGAAACATCTGAAATAAAGCGTAAAACCAGAAGAGCCAAAGACCTTGCCATAAGCAAGGCTATTGAGGTTTTAGAGAACCCTCAAGATTACGATAAAGAAACCTATACCCAGACTTACTTAACCATACTGAAGAACACTATTCCACGAACTCAAGAGATAACCGGTGAGGAAGGCGAGGCATTGAAGATTACCTTTGATTCTGTCTTCCATGGAAAGTAATGCAGTAGTCCTCCACGATAAGCAGAAGGAGATTGTAAACAATCCGGCCAGATTCAAAGTTATCCGCGCAGGAAGAAGAAGCGGTAAGTCTACTCTAGAGATTGAAGTAATGGTCTATGAGGCTGTTACTAAAGCGGATAGAAACATCTTCTACATCGCTCCTACCCAAAAGCAAGCCAGAAGCATTATCTGGGAAGCCTTAAAGAAGAGACTCGCCGGCATCGGTGAACCTAATGAAGGCAGACTGGAAATGAGAGTACCGACCCAAGACGGCGGTCATTCAATCATTTACATAGCAGGTTGGGAAAACAGAGAGAACTTCCGCGGCATGAAAGCTCATAAGGAAGTATTTGATGAGACTGACACCATGAAGGACTTCTTCATTGGATGGCAGGAAATCTTCAGACCGGCTCTAACAGACACAGCGGGTACAGCAGACTTTATCGGTACTCCAAAGAAAGAGAATCCTAATCTTAGAAGATTAGAGAAACTCGCCGAACAAGACTCAAACTACGCAGCCTTTCATTTTACTACCTCAGATAACCCATTCATTCCCGCAGGTGAGATAGAGAAAGCCAAAGCCGAACTGGACTTTGATACCTATCAGCAGGAATACATGGCTGAATACCTAGACAACGCCGGTGCGCTATTCCGTTATGACTCGCTTGTCGATGTGTTCACCAACACAGTTACCAAGACAGATTTTAAATACTTAATCGTAGATATCGCAGACGATGGCTCAGACAAGACTATCTTCTCCTTCTGGGAAGGCCTGGAAGAATATCGCAGAGAAGAGTTTGCCCGCCTTAATACCGAAAGCATTATTGCTAAGATTCGTGAATATGCTGCCGACCAACGGATTCCTTACTCTCACATTGCCGTGGATGCTATCGGAGTCGGGGCCGGTGTCGCGTCTAGCTCGATGCTTGACGGCATAATCGGCTACAAGTCCTCATACGGAGCTATCAAGACAGACCAGGATATCGTCAGACTGCCTAATGTCAGTCACTTATCTTCACCCTTTGTTCCTCTCATTACCGATTACAAGAACCTAAGAAGCCAATGTCTGTTCACTCTCGCTGACCTGGTTAACAACCACAAGATAGCAAGCAGGGTCACAGGCAGGCAGAAGGAAGTAATCATTGAAGAACTCTCGGCTTATCAAGACGCTTCTAAAGGTGATGGCAAAAGAATGGCTACCCCGAAGGAAGAGGTCAGAGAAATCATTGGAAGGTCACCTGACCATTCAGATACCTGGGTAATGAGGATGTACTTCTTTGTGATGGAGCGTATGAATCCGTTTCAAAGCGAAGAAATGGGATATATCCTCGATAAACAGAAGGCTCAATTTGAACTCAATAAATCCCGCTTAGAATTAAACTCCACTCGTTAATGGCGTCAAAAGACAAGCTGGTCAACAACAAAAAAGCAAGAGACTGGCGACAAAGAAACCCTGAAGGTGCTAAGTCAATTTATCTCAAATATAAATACGGAATAACACTAGACCAATACAATGAGATGTTTTTGGCTCAGAACGGCGTTTGTGCTATATGCGGTAACTCTGAAACCTATAACAAGCGAAGTCTAGCAGTAGACCATGACCATATTACTGGTGTAGTGCGTGGGCTTCTGTGCCTTGACTGTAACGCAGGGATAGGACATCTCAAAGACAATCCCGAATACTTACAAAACGCAATAACTTACTTATCTAATCAACAAATTAATTCAACAAGATAAATGGCAAAATCAACTCTCGCCCTATCCGCTACCGGTCAAGCTGTAGTAGGTAAAGGCAAAATCCAGAGACTAATCGTCAACACCCACTCTTCCGGAGTGATTAGACTGATAGACTCACCAAACTCCACAGCCGGTCGGGTAATTCTATCTGACTTCACCCTGCCAAGTGGCGCACAGGTTATCGAACTAAACCTTGAATACTACGAAGGCGTACACCTGGTCATAGTCTCAGGCACAGCCACCGTTCAACTCGCAACCGACTTAATCTAAATCTAAATGGATACTTCAAAAACTAAGCTCAATGAACTGGGAGAGATGGTTCGGAAGGCCGAGAGTGATTACATCTCCGGTACTACTACCATTTCAAAGTATGTTGAATTTAGCCAGTACGAGAATATCGAGAAGATTGATGCGTACTTAAACTCCAAGCACACTAGCGGCGATACCGACTCTTTAGACAGAGAGAAGCCGTTTTTCAACATTGTTACTGCTGCCGTCAACATCTGGTACAGAGCCACAGACATTGACCGCAAGAACATCCAGATTAAAGCAGACAAATTATCTAACTACGTTCCCGCTTTTATCGCTTCTATTCACTTAAAGGAATGGATGCGCAAGAGTGGCTTCGGTATGTTCCTCAATGAATGGGGAAGAGCACTAGCAAGATATGGCTCATCAGTCATTAAGTTCGTAGAGAAAGACGGAGAGCTGAAAGCTACTGTCATTCCCTGGAACAGACTGATAACTGACACGGTAGACTTCGAGAATAACCCCAAGATAGAAACCCTTTGGTACACTCCGGCGCAACTACGCAAGAACAAAGCCTATGACCCTGAGATGGTCAAGCAGTTACTGGAGACCAGAGAAGCTCGAACCAACACCGACGGTCAGAACATTGACCAAAAGTCAGACTACATCAAAGTATACGAAGTGCATGGCGAACTGCCTCTGTCCTATTTGACCGAAGATGAGAAGGACAGCGAGAAGTATGTTCAGCAAATGCACGTTTTATCGTTTATGGCTAAGAAAGAGGGCGAAGGGTATGACGACTACTGTCTGTATAAGGGCAAAGAAGCCAAAGACCCTTACATGATTACCCACCTCATCAAAGAAGATGGCCGTGCACAAGGCATTGGCGCAGTAGAACACCTCTTTGAAGCTCAATGGATGGTCAATCACTCCCAAAAAGCTATTAAGGATAGACTAGACCTCGCCTCAAGACTTATCTTCCAGACCTCAGATGGCAACTTTATCGGCCAAAATGTTCTAACAGCGATTGAAACAGGGGATATCCTTATTCACTCCCCAGGCCAAGAGCTAACTCAGCTCAATAATGATGCTGATATCGCCGGTCTACAGTCATTTGCTCAACAATGGCAAGTCCTAGCCCAAGACATCACTTCTACTCCTGATGCTTTAAGAGGTGATAACGCCCCTGCAGGGACAGCCTGGAGACAGGTAGAAGCCCTAAGGCAAGAGTCTCACTCTCTCTTTGAGCTGATGACCGAGAACAAAGGTCTTCACATTGAAGAGATGCTTCAGCAATTTGTTATTCCTTACATCAAGAAGCAGATGGACACCGCAGAAGAACTGGCAGCTACCTTAGACAGCCAGGCCTTACAGCAATTCGACTCCATCTACATCTCTTCAGAAGCCGTGAGGCGTGATAACGAACAGTTAAAGCGTACTATCCTCTCCGGTGAGATAGCAGAGAACTTAGACCCTGCTCAAGTACAAGGAGATATCAAGAAAGAACTCGGTACACTCGGCACACAGCGCTTCATAAAGCCTTCAGACATAGACGGCAAGACCTGGAAAGAAGTACTCAAAGACTTGGAATGGGAAGTGGAAGTGGATGTAACCAACGAACAGACAGACACTCAAGCTGTCATTACTACCTTAACTACTGTTCTTCAGACTATCGCTACCAACCCAATGATTCTTCAGGACCCTAATATGCGGATGTTGTTCAACACCATTCTCGAAAAGACAGGGGCCATCTCTCCAATTCAATTATCGCAAGTAGCACCGCAACCACAGCCAGTTACTCAGCAGCCCGCAACCGGTGGGGGGTCGACAGCTGAGAGTTCACAACCAAATATGCAAATGAATGCCTCTTTATAATGTTGACTTCTCTATTAAGAAATATCCAATCGCTACTATTCAGCTCACCGCCGAAACAATCGAAGAAGCGCAAAGCAAAGCAGCCAAGCAAATCAAAGTAAAAGTAAAGGAAATTAATGACTGAAGAAA